TCAGGTCCTCTAGACCATTCTTGTAGGGGTATCTCCATAAATATTTCATAATATTACCCTGTAGGTAATACTCAAAGCCATCTCCTGTGGCTGCTTCAATAGCAGAGATACACTCTATCCCTGATTGATTGTAGTGAGGTGGTTCATTTACCACATCTTTTTTACGTGTCACTGTTTAGCTCCAAAATCAACTCGGATGATGTTACCATCCCTCTCGGCATCTTCCTCGACAGTCTCATTAAAGTGTTCACGAGCCTGTATAGCAATAACGCCGCTGGTGAATACTTGATCAATGTCTGCTTGTAGCAGGGCAAGGATACCTTCGACTGCAACTTCTCCGGGATGCGGATGTCCATCTTCATCGAGTAAACCCCCCGTAGTATCAAATACTTTAGCACTGAATCCAGCTTCGTTGGGCTTGAGTATAACATAATATCTATCTGGTAACAAGAAGTTCTTCTCTAACTCAATTTCGTTTTCAATTTCGTCTTCGCTCATTTGAACCATTCCTCTGGTATGCTACCCTCTGCCCATAAGAACTTGTGTCTCTCACACCACATAGCGTAGGTTGTTTTACTGTTCTTTCGAATCTTGTTCCTAGCACGTTGGAACACAAAACGAATATCAACGTCTGGGTTCTGTTTCTTTATCAACAGGTGTTTACTTCTGTCTGCTGAATCAAACTTACCTTTTGTTTCAACATAAAACCCGTAATCAGGAAACCAGAAGTCTGGTGTGTAGTTCTTTATCTTAGGTTGAAACTGTATCTTCTGTGTCTCGTACTCAAAGTCTCTACCGCTTTCAGCTAACTTACGAGCGACACGTAACTCAAAATCGGATCTAAACTTGTGTCGTCCTGTCATGATGGTAACTCTATGCTCGGTGGCGAGTAGTTCAACGTCAGGTGTTCTAGTCTTTTCATGATGTACCCTGCCGTCTTGGGGGATGACTTTTCTAAAGAGGTAATCTGTATTTGTATTTCTTTGCTTGGTAGCCATACAATGCCGCCACTCCTAACTACATAAGTAATCCGTTGAAATTCTTCTTCGATAGTTCTGACGTCACGCTGATACGTTTCATCCTGTAGTTGACCTCTCATGTCATCCTGTAGATACTGTTCTAGCATTGTGATAGGCAATCCCTGTTGACTATTTCTCAGCTGTATAACAGCAGCATTGCCCCCACGCTTCTGTGCAGCTTCAACATACACAAAGTACGTGTTGGGGTTAAGGAACAACATGCTCGGTTTAAACTCATCATAGTATACAGCGTACATCACACGACACTTTCTTTAGCTAACTTAGTGTACCACGTTCCCGGTCTGCTCTGAGCTCGTGATGTTGCCTTTGGTGCAAACTTAGCTTTAGGCCAGCACTTGCTCTTGTGACCACAGAACGAACAGGTTCGAGGCATAAGCATGTTGCCTGTGGGCTCCCCTTTGTGCATCTCCTTTTCGGGTTGAAACTCCTTACGAAAGGGTTTGTCCGACAGTAGATACTTAGCACGAGCTTTCGCATCAGCAATGTACTGTTTACGGTCTTGCTCTTGGTCATCGGGTGCGGCGCACATAATCCACTCGCCGTTGTTTTTGTTTACGACAATCCAACCACCAAAAGGCAAACCAGCAGCAGTAGAATACAGATACCCCTGCATAACGTATCCAAAGGTGTCGTCTTCTTTAATCTTTTCGTATCCTCCGAAAGAGCCGAATTTATGGTTAAAAGAGTAATCAGACGCGGATTTAATGTCCCAGACTTTTGGTCCTGATCCGTCGTCAATGATGATATCCAACGTGCCACTGATTTTAATGTCATCGTCAAGCTCCAGTTCTACCTTCTTCTGAAGGTCAACAATCTCTACATCAGCTACTCTCATAGCAAGAACAGCTAAAGATTCTATCATGTCACCAAATACAAAACGCATATATGTGGTGTAATCCATTGTTTCTTTATTGCCAGCCATCTCATGTTGCTGTTGGCACAACGGTCTTCCTAGCCCTGACATACGTATGCCAGACCTGTCGGACTTTCTGCTGAATTGTTTCTGAATAGCGGCGGCTACAGATTCAACAAACTCCTCAGAAAATTCGGGCGGGAGATTGATTTTCCCCCGCCCAGCACTTTCAAGAGCCGCCTGTATTTTAGGCAGCGTCAGCATCGGCAAGCTCCGCTTCTAATGAAACGTCAACGCTATCCATGCTTAATTTTGTTGCTTCTCTGTACTTCTCAAGAATACCATCATTGTACCCTTTGATTGTCTCCAAGAACTTTTTGATGAGTTCGAGGTCATCTTTAGTAAGTTCATCAAGATACTCTGTCATTGCAAAGGTTGGAACCCAGAAAGTCACGCTTCCTGTTTTCATCTTCTTAGTTCCAAGTTCGAACACAGACTTCTGCATCAGCTTCTTCTGTCGAGTCACGAGGTCAAGTGCCTCACGTACAGGACGGAAACCTGACTTCTTAAAGTAGGCGACTACAGGCTCGTTATCTAGTTCAATCTCATTACCTGTTGAATCCTTTGCTGTACCTGACACCGTTGCATACACAACTTGGTTACAGACTACTTCACGTGAAAGAAGAAGGCGGGGGTCTGTGGCGGCAAGTTCAGCCTCTACATTTTTTGGTAGACGACCACATTTCTCTGTACCAATCGAGTCAGGGAACTTGTCACCCAAGCTGGCTGTCTGGATTGATTGTGAGATAAATACGCTTTCTTCCTGATCCCAGTGACTATATGTGTACATACGGCTAAAGGGACGCAGTGTAAGTTTTTCTGCGTAAACAAAGCGACCATCAAGCATTAGCTTCCAGTGGCCCTTTGGTAGTGAGTTACCGTCATCATCTTCGTCGGTGTAGTTAATTGACAAGCGAGGCAAGCCCTTTCCAGAACCTGTCGCAGGTGCACCACCCTGTCCCGTAAGGGCCATCAGTGCTGCTTCATCTAAATTTTCAAGATTAATATTATCAAGTGTCGTTAAATCATTCGTCATTTCTTTACTCCTATGACTAGTTAGTCTGTCTATTTTAGAGGTTAACTAGCTCAGTGTCAAGCCAATTATCACCTATTTTTAATTCTATATCGATTGGCATATCATAGTGGATGCCGTACCGTTTATGCGCCTCTTCTTTGATAGCCAACATTGCCTCTGCCATCAAGTCAATCGCAGTCTGTTCCTCCCCCGGATACACATCCATAACGATACTGTCGTGTACTGTGTTGCATATTACACTCTGTGTGTTGTTCTCCCGCAACATGTTATGTAATCGTATAAGGGCAAGCGGTAGCAAATCTCCTGTAGCAAAACCCTGTACAGGATAATTACAGATAGCTGTGCGGTTTGTTGCAGTGCCCCACTTTGTCCACTTAGTTCCCGGAAAGTGGTACTGCCTACCGGATGGTAATGTTATGTAACCTTTAGCCACAGCTTGCCGTTGCATATCATCTTGCCACTCAGTCACAGCAGCATACTTGTCCTTGAACGCATTGTAGTATCGCTTTTGCGAATCAGTACCAGTTACACCACCGTATAGCGGTTTGAAGGTATGCGCCTTCGCTTCCTGTCGGCTACATCCAATAATGTCTGCAGTGTAGCTGTGCACGTCTGTACCAGCTTTGACATCACTATAGATGGTGTCATCCCCAGAAAGGTATCCAGCAACACGGAACTCTAGCTGCCCATAATCCCCTTCAAGTATCTTGCCACCTTCCCAACGGCTCGTGACGACTTTTCTGATAACGAACGTAGACCCTCTCGGCATGTTCTGAAAGTTCGGGTTTCGAGAAGATAGTCTACCTGTTGCAGTAACACACTGCATAAACTCAGGATGAATATAATCATCGTGATCAAGATTATTGAACATCCCATCAACAAAATTAGAAAGGTAAGTTCTAATGGCAGAGTATCGCACGTACGCTTCCACAAACTCTTTAGCCTCTCCGGATAGCTCGTCAAGACGTTGCTCAAGCGTATCTTTATCTGTTTTAAATCCACCCGCCGCCACATCAGCGACTCCTCTAGGGTTGATTTTAAATCCCGCAGTTTTTCCAGTATCGACATAGGTCATTCCTTTTCCGTTACATGAGGGACAAATACGCTTGGCTTTACCGGGACTGCCGTCTTTACGAATGAAGGATACTCTTCCTGTTCCTTCACAGTCCATACACTGAGAACCAATAGTCCGTCTAATCACAGTGGTGTTGTCACTGACAGCATGTTTGAACTCGTTTTGTTTCATACGAGTACGTAGTTTCTGTTTCTTTGTGGCCCCTCGTTGCTCAGTACCTAAATTGAATAACGTCTTCCACACTTGTTTGTTGTTCACCTTACGAGAGTAGAACAGCACAGAACGGTCATCAGGACTATCAAAGTTGATAGGCGTGTCGCCCATTGCGGCTTGAGCCATACTCCGTAGTTTTAGTTTGAGCTCTTCCTGCTCATTCTCAAAGTCTTCCTTGAGTTGTGTTAATGCCTGTCTATCTATCTTGATGCCAGCACGTTCGATATCACAAAGAACGTCGGTCATCTCACAAGACATAAGAACTGTAGGCTGTAAACTAGAGCTCATTGTACATCCTTTCGAGTGTTGTGCCAAAGGCTTCTGCTTGTTTCAGTGCGATGCGTTCAGTCACAAGCACATCCTCTTTACCGTACTCTTCTACAATACTGTACGGTATCTTGTCAAACGTAATACCATCTTCGAGGTAGGGTTGCACAAGGTCTTTCTTCTTGCTGCCTACCTCATACTTCTCAGCGAGTGCTGCAAGACTAAGAGGCCACCGACGAGAGCCAGCCAAGATGTACTCACCAATCATTGTGTCATATAGCTTTCCTTGATAAGACCAACCACACTCGCGCAACCACATCAGGTCAAACTTAATGTTATGACCAATGAGTAGGTCACACTCCTCTAATGCAGAACGAAGTTGTTCAAACCCACCCGCAGTGGTCTGTTCCTCTTCGTGGTGAAAGCACAGATAGTCCACTCCGATATCAGTCACACGTTTGTAGCCAACGCTAACCAACATGTTCTTGAAGAAAGGTGAAGGTGTCCATGCCCCGTTCGGCTTTTCCTTTGTTGTTGTCTCAACGTCAAGTGTCACTATGTTCATTGAGTTCCTCCATGTTCACTCTCTCTACGAGATAAATCTCGACCCCTATCTTCTTCTGTTCAGAGGTTGCTACCCTATGAATGAGCGACCCATCCTTGCGGTATGATTTTGTTTTAACATCTAGGAAACGAGTCTCTCCGGTTCTTGCGTTGACAGCAACCAAATCTATCAGCCCGTTACTGCCTAGATTATGGAAGACGTGCCATCCTTGTTTAATGAGTTGTGCTGCAGCGACCATCTCGCTGAGTGTTCCTCTTGCGTGTATCATAGCCATTAGTAATAAAACCCCCGGTGTATATCTATGTTTGCGTTTATCATCCCGTGATATCCATTCACTTTGTTTTTGGATACACAAAGATATCTCATGTAATTATCATCATCAACATCACCTGTCCTGCCTATGCCTATGATTACATCTGCCTCACCAGCTTTACCTGTACGGCTGTTATCCATCATAGAATAATCAATGTTCATGCGATTGTGTGCCTCGTAACTTGCTTGTGATACAGCCCAGAACAACAGACTGTTGCGCTTGGCTATCTCCCGTGCTTTGATGTATATCTCCTTGAGACGTTCGTCACCACGACCAAAGTCTCCATTAACACGAAACTTATCAAGTTGGTCAGCGAATACGATGTCAGGGTCAGCCAGTTTGCAATACTGATCTAGCTCCTCAACAGATGAACCTACTGAGTCCACGATAGTAAGATAGGGCTTGATATCTTCTATGTACTTTTCATTGATGATAGACTTATCTTTTACCATCTCTT